GTCTTACGGCACGACAAAGGCCAGCCAGCCGATCGTTCGTCAAGCACAGTTTGGCAGCGGTTATCAACAGGTCGGGAGCCTTGGCATTAATCAAAACCCGAAAGCTTTTACGTTGTCTTACAACCTGTCAGAGGCAGAGTCAGACACAGTGGAAACGTTTCTAGATGCTCGTGGTGGCATTGAGAAATTTATTTTTACGCCACCAGGTGAAAGCAGCAGCATCAAAGTGCGCTGCGCTAGCTGGAACAAAACGATGACAACTAAAGGCCGCGTTCAATTGACCACAACTTTTATTCAGGTGTTTGAAGCATGAGCACGCCGCAGTCAATTCAAGAACAGCTTCAGTCCTTGGAGCCGTCAGCAATTATCGAGCTGTTTCAGCTTGAACTGACGGAAGCCGTCAACGGTGTTGACCAGGTGTATTACTACCACGCAGGTACAAATGAATTAACCACTGATGTTGTTTTCAATGGCTTGACATATACAGCTACGGCGATCGAAATAGAAGGCTTTCAAGCATCGACTAAAGGCGTTTTGCCTCGTCCAACCATGCGGATCAATAACACTAATAATGCTATTTCAGCCCTGCTGTTGCTCTACAACCCACTGCAAGCGAAAGTTACACGGATTCAGACGTGCAAAAAGTTCCTGGACGCTGTGAACTTTACAGGTGGCACAAACGCAACCGCTGATCCGACCGCAAAGTTTGAAGATCAGATTTATTACATCGATCGAGTGGCAAGCGAAAACCCGACGATGGTTGAGTTTGAGTTAGCCAGCAAGCTCGATTTAATCAACGTGGCGCTGCCACGCCGTCAAATTCTTGAGCATTGCCCATGGGTTTACCGCGAAGACAGCACCTGCGGCTATAAGGGCAAAAAGTTTTTCGACATCAATAACAATCCGACAACAGAAGCAAATGATGTATGCGGCAAGCGTTACACCAGTTGCACCTTGCGTTTTCCTGAAGGCGATCTTCCGTTCGGAGGTTTTCCAGGTGCCAGACTTCAGATGTGATGCCGAGGCTCATGCAGCCAGGTCTTACCCGAATGAGTGCTGCGGCCTTGTTGTCAATGGTCAATATTGGCCTTGTCGCAACACAGCAGAAGTGCCGACCAGCACGTTTGTGCTTGAGCCGCGTGATTATGCCGTCGCTGCAATCATGGGCAAGGTTGAAGCTGTTGTTCATTCGCATCCAGAAGGTGGGCCAGCAAGTGAATCAGACCAAGCTGTGTGCAGCCAAGGTTCCGTGCCTTGGCATATTTGGCGTATGCCTCAACGCGAATGGTTAACTATCAATCCTTGATCGGCCGCCAGTGGGAGTACGGCAAAGCTGACTGCTTCACACTGGTGCGCGATTGGTTCAAGCTGCAAGGTGTTGAGCTGCCGGACTACGAGCGGCCAGAAAGCACACAAAGCTGTGAAAGCATCTTTCTTGAAGAGGCAGAACGCATTGGATTCAAGCCGGTGACGTTACAGACGCGTCAACCTGGCGACGTGCTGATCATGCGGATGGGTACACGGACACCAATGCACGCAGCGGTGCTCTTGCCAGACGAAAGGATCTTGCATCAACAACGTGATTCGCTAAGTGCGGTCATTCCGCTTAGCAGATATTATTTGACAAGGGTTGCGGCGGTTTTTCGATATGCAGCAAGTCGTTCGACTTCTGGGTGATTTAGGCGAGCGGTATGGCGCTGAGCACGCTTTCTATAACCTTCGCACGCCTGCTGATGCGATCAAACTGCTTTGCATTAACTATCCGGCTTTTCAGTCTGAGCTGATTACGGCTCACGAAAAAGGAATTGGCTACCGCGTGCTTCAGGCTGGGGTTGATCTTGACTTGGATGAGCTACTGCTGCCAATCGGCCAGAACGATCTAATCGTCACGCCTGTTCTTGTCGGTGAAGATGGTGCAGGGAAAGTTCTTGCAGGTATTGGCTTAATTGCTGCTGCGATTGTTTTTGCTCCTGCAGGTGCTGGTTTTTTAGGATTAGGTTTAGGGGTTGGTGGAGGAGTTACAGCTACTACAGCAGGCGGATTTCTTGTCGGCTTGAGCACGACCAGTGTATTGTCAGCAACTCTTTCCACTGCTATTGGCGTACTTGGTGCCAGCATGGTGCTTGGCGGTGTGACGCAGATGCTGTCGCCACAGCCAGACCTAGGAGGCTTTGGAGGTGTTGGGACAAGAGACGACTTACGAGCAACGCGACCAGAGTCAGTCAATCGTGGCGCTGATGGGCAGCAGTCTTACGCCTATCTCGGAGCGCAAAACACTGTTGGCGTTGGCGCAACAATTCCGGTGGCGTATGGCAAGGTGCTGATTGGTTCGCACGTTATCTCGGCAGACGTTGATGTTGCTGATGAGTCTGATCCGCTCAAAAAATTCACTAGATCGCCAGGGGCAGATACAGTCACAGTTCAAGGTAACAAGCTTGAGTTTGGCGCACGCAGAGACAACATGGCGCGTTGGAATAGCGTGCATTTTAGGAGGAATCGATCAAACACTGGTGCAGATAGATTTATCGACCCAAAAAAAGATAACGAACTAACTGCTGCTAACGATTTTCATCTTGAGTTTGGGGATGGCCCACTATTTGATCCTAACCAGTATTTTGTTTTTCTTGAAGTGAACAAGTTGTTTGAACTTGTAGGCGAAACAAAAACCGATGGATTTATTAGCTATCAGATTGAGTCAAGACGTAGAGATACTGACAAAATTCATGCCAGAACAGGTGGCACAATACAAGGTCTTATAACAGAGCCCTATCGTTGGTATCACAAGTTTGACCCAAACAAAGAAGCTAACATTGATCACTACAACCTTGATATAAAAATCCTTGACGCATCAGTTGCTTCGTCAGTAAATTTTATTATCCGTCACGGATTTGTCCCTAGCATTTCTTAGTCATGGCACTTAATTCAACCTCTACCGTCCGACTAATTGACTTGTTATGCGAAGGACCCATCGAGGGCTTTGATGTCATCAATCAACAGATATTTTTAGACGAAACGCCTTTATTTACTGGCAATAATGCTAACTTTCCAACAGAGGATGTAGATGTTGACTTTCGTCTTGGCGGACGCAGGCAAGCGCGGCTACCGCAAGCAGGGAATGCAACAACAACAATCACAAATGTCGCTGTGCAAGTTGGCGAAAATTATTCAGAAACTGTTAATGACGAAAATGCTGTAACAGCTAGGGATTACGGCTCTGGCACAGTTGTCAGGCAAATTATTGACTCAGAAGTTGATTCAGTGCAACTGCTGTTTACGATTCCGCGTTTGCTGTCTACTGCTGTTGAAGGTTTGGCAAAAGGGCAACCTTTTAATGGCAGCATTAGGATTCGTGTTTCAGTTCAACGCCAAGGATCTTCTTACGTCAAAAAATTTGACAAAACAATTACAGGTATTTCGTTAACTGATTATCAAGTCAAAACGCCTGTTATTGAATTGCCACGCGATTCTAAGGGTGAGGGCTACCCATGGAACATCAAGGTTGAAAAAGTAAACCTTAAAGAAGATCATTTTGAGGTTAAATTTGCCAACTTTGAAGAGGTCTCTAAGACCACGCCGCTAGCAAACGGTCGAGCTAACCAACTCATTTGGTCGTCGATTATTGAGCGGCAAAACATTCGCAGTGCCTACCCATATACCGCTTGCGTTGGCCTTGAACTAAACACCCGACAGTTCAGTAATTTGCCAACTCGCGCCTACCTAGTTAAAGGGCGGCTGGTGCAGATTCCGCACAATGCTGCGGTACGCAATGACGGCAGCCTGGACTTGACTCAAGGGGTCACATTCAATGGCAGCACTCGTTTGTCGTGGACAACCTGCCCGGTTTGCATATTTGCGGACATGGTGCTGAATGATCGCTACGGCTGTGGTGATTTTGTTGACACGTCAAATATCAGCTACACCGATCTGTACCCGCTGATTCAGTACGCCAATCAGTTGGTCACAAACCAAGACGGTTCATCAGAGGCGCGTTTTGCTTGCAACATTGTTATTGGTGATCGCGCAGCGGCTTACAACGTGCTGCAGGATCTGGCCTCGGTGTTCCGGGGCATGTCCTACTGGAGCAGCAACACTGTCCAGCTATCCGCTGACCACGGCAACCTTGACGGTTCTGTTGTTGACCCGGTTCATCTTTATACGAACAGCAATGTAATCGGTGGCGCTTTTAATTACACCGGTTCATCGCTTAAAACCCGCAGCACCAGCATCAGGGTCAGGTATAACGACCCCGATAACTTTTATAAGCCGAACTTTGTTGTTGTTGAAGACGCGGCGTTAATCACTAAATACGGCTATCAAACCCGCGAGGTTGTCGCCTTTGGTTGCACATCACGAAATCAGGCGTATCGCCTTGGTCGCTGGATGATGGCATCGGAAGAACTAGACGGCGAGACCGTCACGTTCTCAACTGGTTTGCAAGGCGCAATCGTTTTCCCTGGTCAGGTTTTTGCTGTTGCTGATGAGATGCGGCAAGGCGCACGTATCGCGGGTCGTTGCAGTGCAGCCACAACAACAACGTTGACGGCTGATATCACCGTGACGTTGCCCGGTGG